TTATAAATTACGTGAGATGATTAAGGAGTGGAATGGTTTATTAGTAGGAAAAGATGAATATGAGTCTAAACAGCCACAATTAGAACCTAGACACACAAAAGCTGATCCTCAGGCATTACGTCAAAGTAGACCAGATAGAACAGAACCAGCGTCTGAAGTATTATTACCTTTTAATGGTTTCAGAACTGGCGATAGTGGTTCAGCAGTAATTACTGTTACAGAGCCTGGTCACGCTAGAACCACTGGCGATACAGTTAGGTTTAGAAATGTAGAAAACTTCGATGGTTTTACAGAATCTGTAATAGAGTCATCTTTAGGATATTCAATAACAAAAGTGGACGCTGATAGCTACACGTTTACTGCTAGTAGCGGAACTGCTACAACGGGCAGTGTAAAAGGCGGTGGTGGCTTTGCTTCAGCAGGTCCAGTAACAGTGAGCGCATAATATGGCATTTACCTTTACAACATTAAAAACAGCGATACAAGATTACACACAAAACAGCGAAACTACTTTTGTTAATAATTTATCCAGATTTATTATTAATGCAGAGGAACGCATTTTTAAAGAAGTGCAATTAGATGTATTTCGTAAAAACGTAACTGGTGCTTTTACTAGCGATAACAAGTTTCTAACCAAACCTACTGATTATTTATCAACATTTTCATTAAGTATAATTAGTAGTTCAGAAAATGTTTTTTTATTACGTAAACACCCAACTTTTTTACAAGATTATACGCCTAATCCAAGCACGACAGGCATACCACAATACTATGCGGATTTTGATGAAACCACGTTTATTGTAGCACCAACTCCCAGTTCTGCTTTAACAGCCGAATTGCATTATTATCACAGACCTACCTCTATAACAGCTACAAGTGATGGCACAAGTTGGTTAGGTACTAATGCTGAACTAGCTTTATTGTATGCGTCATTAGTAGAGGCATATACATTTATGAAAGGTGAGGCAGATATGTTTCAGATTTATAATGCAAGATATCAAGAAGCGTTAGCTTATCTTAAAAATCTTGGTGAGGGTAAAAATACTAGAGATGAGTATCGTTATGACAAACTTAGAAAAGAGGTTATTGCTTAATGTTTAATCTTAAAGTTGAATCTAGTATTGGAGATCCTGTCGTTGCTACATCAAAAAATAGAGGGTTGAATGCAGAGGAATGGGCTGAATTAGCAACTAACAGAATTGTACAAATTTCATCTGATACTCCAATGCCTTTACGAGAACAAGCTATTGCTTACAAAGGCCGTATAAAAAGTTTGTTGACCGACTATTTTAAACAAGTTGCAAAAAGTGAACGATCTACTATTAAATATATTTTAGAACAACAAGGTCATAAAGACATAGCAAAAAACATAGAGGATATTTAATATGGCAATTACATCTGCAATGTGCAGCTCTTTTAAAAAAGAATTACTAGAGGGCAAACATAATTTTCTAAATAGTGGTGGTGATACCTTTAAATTAGCTTTATATACTTCAAGTGCTAGTTTAGGTGCAAGCACTACAGCTTATACTACAAGTAACGAAGTAAGTGGCACTGGATATACCGCTAAAGGCAATACACTGACTAGAGTTGACCCTAGCTTAGATGGCACCACAGCAATTACTGATTTTGCTGATACAACTTTTTCTAGTAGCACGATTACAGCTCGTGGTGCATTAATATTTAACGAAGACACCTCAGGTGATACTTCAGTAATTGTTTTAAATTTTAGCACTGATAAAGCCTCAAGTTCTGGTGATTTTGTTATTAGTTTTCCTGCCGCTGATGCTTCTAACGCCATAATAAGGATTGCCTAGATTAAGTGTCTATTTTAACGGGTTACGGTAGAGGTGGGTGGAATAGTGGGCCTTATGGTCAAACTAATACTTCCGTAAGTGTTACAGGTCTATCTGCTACAGGCTCCGTAGGTTCTGTTACCATCACAGAAGGCACAGGTGTTTCTGTAAGTGTTACAGGTTTATCTGCTACAGGTTCTGTAGGCTCTGTTACTATTACGGAAGGTACAGGTGTATCAGTATCTGTAACTGGATTATCAGGCACTGGTGCGGTAGGCACAGTTTCAGTTAGTGGTGGTGCTAATGTAAGTGTAACAGGTCTAACAGGAACAGGAGCAGTAGGTTCTGTTTCAATTAGCGTTAATCAAACAGTAAATGTTACGGGAGTAAGTGCTTCAGGTTCCGTAGGTTCTGTCACAGTTACAGAGGGAACAGGGGTGTCTGTGTTGCCCGAGGGTCAAGTCGGCACTGGGCAAATAGGAGTTTTAATAGGTTGGAATGATATAAGTGATGCTCAAAATGTTACTTATATAAATATAGATGATTCACAAACTATTACATATACTAATATAGACAACTCTCAAAGTGTTACTTATATTGCCATTAGCACTGGAGATAGTGTAACTTATTCAGAAATAACTAATTCTGATGGTACAACTTATACTGAAATAGATGATTCACAAACGAAAGTGGCATAGGACAAAACAATGGCTAGTACATTTACAACAAATATAGGCATAGAAAAACCAGCAACTGGTGATAAAGCAGGTACATGGGGAACTATGTCGAATACAAATATGGATTTAATAGATGAGGCCACAAATGGAGTAGTAGAAATTACTTTAGCTGCTACAGGTAGCTCAGGATCTCCTAATGATTTGCCTATTACCAACGGCACATCATCAAATGGTAGAAATAAGTATATTGAGTTTAAGGATGGTGGAGATTTAGGAGGCACAGTTTTTGTTCAGCTCACCCCGAATGACTCTGAAAAAGTGGTTTTTGTTAGAAATAGCTTATCAGGCAGTAGAAGCATTTTAATTTTTCAAGGCACTTATGACGCATCGCGAGATGTAGAATTATTAGCGGGTAAAGATTATATTTTAAAGTTTCCTGGTAGTGGCTCGTCATCAACTGTAATAAATATTTTAGAAAATATAGCTATAGCAAATGATTTAAGTTTAGTATCAGACAGCGCAAAAATAGATTTTGGTGCTGATGCTGATGTAACTTTAACTCATGTAGCTGACACAGGTGTAACATTAGCTAGTGGCACAAATGCTACTACACTACAAGTAGATTCAAATTTAGCTGACGCAAATGCTGGCCCTAAATTAATTTTAAATAGGACAAGTGCTAGTCCTGCAGATAATGATGTGGGTGGTCGCATAGAATTTAATATGGAGAACGACAATAATCAGCAGTTTGCGGCTGCACAAATTTCAGCTACGGCTTTGGACGTAAGTGATGGAACAGAAGATTCTAGTTTAACGATAGAGACTATTGTTGGAGGCTCTGCGATGGCAGGCATTATAATTAAAGGTGCAACTATCGCTGGTTCCAATGATACAGATACATCAATAGATTTCGAGGCTAGTGATGTTTTGACTTTTAATACTGGTGGTTCTGAGGCTGCAAGAATAAACGGGAGCCAACATTTTTTTATAGGTGCAACAACCTTACATGGGAACGGGTTTTCATTTCAAGGAACTGGTGTTCTAACCCATGCAAGGGCATCTGGTTCGGCACAAACAATGACAGAATTTAGGAATGGTGGGAGTTCAGTGGGTGAAATTAGGAGTAGTACTACGAGTACGGCTTACATCACTTCCTCAGATTATCGTCTAAAAGAAAACGTATTAGGAATCACAGACGGCATTGTTCGTGTTAAACAACTTAAACCATCACGGTTTAATTTCATTGCCGACAAAGGCGTTACTTTGGACGGTTTTCTCGCTCACGAGGCACAATCCGTTGTGCCAGAATCAGTAGCTGGCACTAAAGACGAAATGCAAGATGATGGTAAAACTATTAAGCCGCAAGGAATTGACCAAGCCAAATTAGTTCCACTATTAACTGCCGCTTTACAAGAAGCCATATCAAAAATTGAAGTGTTAGAAACTAAAGTGGCAGCGTTGGAAGCAAAATAAATGGCAAGCACCTTTACAGTAAATAATGGTTTAGAAAAACCAGGCGCAGGAGAACAAGAAGGTCAATGGGGTGGCACACTTAATACTAATTTTGATATTATAGATAGAGTTTTATCTGGAGTTGGTTCTGTTGCATTATCTGGGACTACTCACACTCTAACTACTTCTGATGGCTCTTTATCAGACGGTCAATTTAAAGTTATAAATTTTACGGGTGCTTTAGGTGCTAACAATACTATTACTATAAGTCCTAATGACCAAGATAAACTATATTTTATTATAAATGCTACAACTGACAGTGGTAGTAGTGGCCCGTATTCTATA